ATTATTTCCTTTGACAAAATTATAAAGGAAATAAGAATGGAGGAATAGTATGGGATATTTTGAAAAGCCTCCTTTAAATGAATTAATGCACTATGGGATGCCAAGGAGGTCTGGGAGGTATCCTTGGGGGTCTGGTAAAGAACCATATCAGCATAGTGGCGATTTCTTAAGTAGAATTGAGGAACTTAAGAAGTCAGGACTTAAAGAAACTGAGATTGCTAAGGAAATAGGACTATCAACGACCCAACTCAGAGTCCAGAAATCATTAGCAAATGCTGAACGACGAGAATTAGAAGTCGATACAGCTAAAGGTCTCAGAGAAAAAGGATATTCTCTCAATCAGATAGCCGAAAAAATGGGATATAAAAACGATTCTTCTATAAGGTCTCTTTTAAATGAAAGAGCAGAGTCTAGGATGAAACAAGCTATGACTACTGCTAATTTTTTGAAAGAACAAATAGAGAAAAAAGGAATGATTGACATAGGTACAGGAGTTGAGAGAGAACTCGGTGTATCTAGGGAGAAACTCAATCAAGCAGCAGCCATACTCCAAATGGAGGGATATGAAGTGTTTGGTGGTGGGGTTGAACAAGCAACCAATAAAGGTAGACAAACAAACCTTAAGGTTTTAGCACCTCCCGGAACAGAACATAAAGAAATTTATGCTTTCGATAAAGTTGGAAGTATAACTGAGTATACTAGCCGAGACGATGGCTTTACGTTTGGCACTTATAAGTATCCCGAGAGTATGGATTCTTCCAGAGTCAGTGTAAGATATGCTGAAGATGGAGGTACTCAAAAAGACGGACTTATAGAACTTAGGAGAGGTGTGCCTGATTTGTCATTAGGTAATTCTAGGTACGCTCAAGTGCGTATCCTAGTAAATGGAACACACTATATCAAAGGAATGGCTATGTATTCCGATAACTTACCTGAGGGAAAAGATATTGTATTTAATACGAATAAATCTAAAGGTACTCCTATGTGTGGGGCTAAGGATAATACTGTTTTGAAAAACATAAAAACTACTGACCCCAATAATCCTTTTGGAGTTTTACTAAAAGCTCAAGGACAGAGCGAATATGTAGACTCAAAAGGTAATAAAAAGTTAGGACTTATTAACAAGACAAGAGAAGAGGGGGATTGGAAAGACTGGAGCGATAAACTCCCATCACAATTCCTATCGAAACAAGATGCAAGTTTAATTAAGAAACAATTAGATTTAACAAAGTATGATAAAAGAAGTGAGTTTGAAGAAATAGCAGCCTTAACTAATAAGGCTGTTAAAAGGCATTTCTTAGCTTCATTTGCTAGTGATTGCGATGCGTCAGCTGTGCATTTAAAAGCAGCAGCATTACCAAGACAGAAGTATCACGTTATACTACCAATCACTAGTATGAAAGATAATGAAGTGTATGCACCAAATTATAGGAATGGTGAGAAAATAGCACTCATCAGATTCCCACACGGAGGCACATTTGAAATCCCTGTGCTTACTGTCAACAATAAGCACCAAGAGGCAAAGAAAGCCTTAGGTAATGCCATAGATGCAGTAGGTATTAATAGTAAAGTAGCCGAAAGACTATCCGGTGCTGATTTTGATGGTGATACTGTTATGACAATACCAACTAATAATAGGGTGAACATCAAGTCTACATCTCCACTTAAAGCATTAGAGGGATTTGATGCTAAGATGGAGTACCATTATCGAGATGGTATGAAGCTTATGAAGAATACCCAAACTGAAATGGGGAAGATAAGCAATCTTATAACCGATATGACTATCAAGGGGGCTAATGACGATGAGCTAGCCCGTGCTGTTAAGCACTCAATGGTTGTAATTGATGCTGAAAAGCATAGGTTAGACTATAAAAGGAGTGAAAAAGAGAATGGCATAGCCTCTCTTAAGAAACAGTATCAAGGTATGGTTGATAATGGTAGATACCACGAGGGTGCTGCAACCCTCATATCAAGGGCTAAGTCGGAGGTAAGAGTACCAAAGACTAAAGGAAGCATCAAGATAGACCCAGAAACAGGAGAGCTAATTAAAAAGTACGATGAAACACCTTATGTGGATAAAAAAGGAAATGTGAAGACTCGTACTCAGGTAAGCACTAAGATGGCAGAAGCTAAAGATGCTAGAAGTTTGTCATTTGGAACTAAAACAGAAGATTTATATGCTGATTATGCTAACTATATGAAAGCGTTAGCAAACGAAGCTAGAAAAGAACTTATGTCTACTGGTCGAGGAGAATACAATAGTTCGGCTAGTGAATTATACAAAGAAGAAGTAAATCGACTTAATGCTGGACTTAATGTGGCTGAGAAGAATAAGCCACGAGAAAGGAAAGCACAACTAAGAACAGCCTCTATAATTAATGCCTTAAAGAAAGATAACCCTGATTTAAAAAACAATAATAAAGAGCTTAAAAAACTAAATCAGCAAATACTAAACGAATCAAGAAATAAGTTTGGAGCTATGAGGCATCCTATACAGATAGATGATAAAGCGTGGGAAGCCATACAGGCAGGAGCTATCAGCGATAGTAAATTAACTAAGATACTCCAGTTCGCTGATGTGGACGAACTCAGAAAGAGGGCTACTCCTAGGGCTACTAAAGAACTAAGTTCAGCAAAAGTCAGCAAGATAAAAGCAATGAATGAATCAGGTTACAGCATTGCTGAAATAGCTGATGCAAATGGTTTATCTGCATCAACTATTAGTAAATACTTAAAGTAAAGGAAAGAAAATTATGAATGAAGAATTTAGATTGACAACATTTGATAATCCTTTCGATCCTTTTGAACAATTCAATGATTGGTTTTTGTTTGATATAGAAAAGGGTTATTATACTTGCTCCTATTTAGGTAGGATAGCAAGAACATCGGATATGCTAACCGATGAAGAAAATAATAAAGAAATCGAAAGAGCGATTGACGAAATTATTAAGCATGACTTTATGAATATATATAAGAAAGTAAAGAGGGAAGCTGTTGGGTCATAGAATTCAAAGCACCATAGGGGGGGGGACTCGAAAAATACACCCCCTCCAATTTCGCCGGCCTCTTTATATTTTCTCCGAGGGTAAATTTTTATATTTGGTGGCTACCTTGGGTGTTTATGGTATTAGACTATAACCTCACTCATCTTTTCATTTTCCTTATTTTTTTTTATTAGGACAGAATCTTGCCATAAACACCTTGGATAGCTACCAAATACTAATTGAAACTAATTTGTAACTTTAACAAAACTTAATGAAAGGAGGCTGTATGGCTAGAAGAAAAGGTACAGATAATGTTAGAAAGTTACGACCTGCTACTAATCCAGAGGCAAGAGAAAATCAGCTTATAGGATTAGCAGTTGACTTAGCAGAAAGGCAACTCATTGAAGGAACAGCCTCTTCTCAGGTTATAGCACATTTTCTGAAACTCGGTTCTACAAAGGAAAGAATTGAGAAAGAAATTTTGGAAAAACAAAAGGATCTTATAGAGGCAAAAACCGAAGCTCTGCAATCAGCAAAGAGAATAGAAGAGCTTTACACAAATGCTTTAAACGCTATGAAAAGTTATAGCAGTGGTAATCAAGATGAATATTAGAAAATACTCAGAACTTATAAAATTAAAAAATTTCAAAGAACGCTTTGAATATTTGAAACTAGGTGGTGGGGTTGGAATTGAAACTTTTGGATACGATAGGTATCTAAATCAAATTCTTTATAGGTCTCCGGAGTGGAAACAATGCAGAGATAAAGTAATAGCAAGAGATAATGGTTGTGATTTAGGTTGTGATGACTATGTTATTTATGGAAAGATTTTAGTTCATCATATAAATCCTATAACAGTTGAAGATGTTAAGAGCAGAAGTTCTAAAATATTTGACTTAGAAAATCTAATAACTACAACTTTAAGAACTCATAATGCTATCCATTATGGAGATGAGAGTCTGTTAATCCTACCACCAGTAGAAAGAAGTAAAAACGACACTTGCCCTTGGAGGCAGTAAGGAGGTGAAGTATGGAAAGCATATTAACATCTATTAAAAAACTACTTGGTATTTTAGAGGAGTATGAGGCGTTTGACGAAGACTTAATTATTAACATTAATTCAGTGTTTGTTATTTTAAATCAGATAGGAGTTGGTTCGCCTGAAATATTTAGTATAACAAGTAAGGATGATACTTGGAATCAGTTTACTAAGGATAATAAATTTAATGAACTTGTTAAGTCATATGTTCATATGAGAGTCAAGTTAATGTTTGACCCTCCACAAAGCTCATCAGCAGTAGAGTCAACCAAGAAACTAATTGATGAAATGGAATGGAGGTTGTATGTTGAGTCAGGGAAATAGCCTTTAACACCGTGGTGGTAAAGGTATGAAATGGGGTGTGAGAAAAGAGTATCAGAAAGTTGGTAGGAAGAATTCCAAGAAAGATGTTGTTTCTACTGGAAAATCTAAGGTTAAAGAAGTTCTTTCCAAAATAGGACATAAGAAAATTGATTTAGGAAGTATTGACATCGACTCTCTATTTGATAGAATAAAAGGTAACAAAACTGTCAATGAAAATCTTGAAGTAGTGAATCCAGATAAGCATAACGATAATTGCAAAGAGTGTTCTGTAGCTTATGCTTTAAGAGTTCAAGGTTATGATGTTAAGGCAAGGGAGAAGTCGCTAAGTGGAGATTTACATGATATGATGGAGGAGTACTTTGAAAATACTAAGGTTTATTCTATAACAGTTGATTCAACCAATGCTAAGAATCGAGTAGAAAGGCAAATAACTAAGAAATTTAATGATGGTGATGTTGGTGCAGTTGGTGTTGGCTGGAATCCTAAGTATTTAAAACCTGATACCCCAACTCCCGGTCATGTATTTAATTGGCAAATTATAGATGGTAAAGTAAATTTCTTGGATAGTCAAAATCCTAGAATAGATGCCAATAGATATTTTTCTGTGATAGATTTCAATAAAGAAATAGAACTTT